GCACTCGCATCATTCTGGGCTTGCTGTATATCAAAGGCATTAGATCAACTATAATTACGCCAGCGTGTCTTATCGCTCTACCCATATTGTCCATGAAATGATAGGTGGATGTATCGCTCTCACGAACTCGCTTGCTTATGGCAACACCACTAATTTCATTTGACTTAGCCCCCATACTTGCATCGTGCAAGCCCATAACTGATTTCATATCATCACTAGCATTTAGTGCTTCTTGCAATGCCCCAGCTGGCGGTCCAGCAAAGGGTTGACGTTGTGGTGGTACTTCACCATCGTATTCTAAATAGCTGTATGTTTCAGTATTCGCATTTTGCCAGCGGTCTAAATCAGTATCAAATGCCCCTGCTGGCCCAATCCAAGGTGTCTTCGGAGCCATTGCCACAAGCTCTGTTGTAGTCGTGCGCCAGTAGTTGTAAATAGTTTGTGCGTCTTTGGCAAAATGAATGAGGCTAAAGAAATGCCTTTCGCCATCTATAAATATTTCCTCACCATACAAAGGCACAATCGGGATATACTTGCCTGGCCATTCGTTTGTTTCTAAGACTTCCTGACCATTCATTATGTACTGAGTTACCTTGTAGCTTGTTGTTTCCCTGGTGTTCAACAACTCTATGCCAGTTGCTTCATACTCTGCTTGCAGTTCATTGTATATTTCTTCGCTTACTACATCGCCAGTTGACATCAAGTATATAGTTTTATTAATAGGCTCACGCACCCAATACTCTGCAACTCGCACCTGATCCTTGTCGTACCACGCTTGGTCATTATCGTCTAAATGTGTGGGCGACCAATCTATGGCCTCTGCGTTTGGGTATTGATCTTCAAACTCATCTCTAGGCATCATTTCCGTAACAAAGCAATAATTCCAATCGCTACTATCTGCGCTCGTGGATGCTGCGTCTGGATATATTGTCAAAGGATTTAATATGCGATTAATGCGTATATCTAAATCAAAGGTATCGTCATCAGCATAATCAAGGTCAATACGAAAATAACCAAAGCCACCACTTGTGGCGCAGTCTATGGCTGTGTCATACGCCAAGTCTGCTTTTGATACTTGCTCAATGTTGCGAATAATGCCGTTTATTACTTCTGCTGTATCTGGGTCTGCTGTATCGTCAAATGGGTGGACTTTAATAGATGGTTTGTTTTGCCTAGCGTCATTGACCACCTGACGAATAAAACTGGGCATCCTGTTGATAGTTAAGCTTGGCCTGCCTTGGTTTTTACGCTCCTCAATATCATCAGCGTTCCATTGTTCGCCCATGCGCCCAAACTTTACGTCCTTTTCATAACGTGTCTGATTTGCCTCAAAAGCATCAAGTGCCTGTGCAAACTGTTCTTTGGCAAGCTCTATAAGCTCGTTATCTTGTTCTGCCATGCGATACCCTATCCTATTTTTGCATCAAGCTACCACTAAAAAATTATCTTGACAATCAATTACCCCATCCAACTTGACGCTTTTGGCGCATAATTTCGTTTTTTTGGGCGTTTTATAATAGATGGAAATAGCTCTGTTAATAGCCAAACTAACGCATCACAACGATCTGGACTACCATCGCCTTCATAGCCAGCACTTGTCATGCGACACATTTGCGCTTCTAGCTCTGGGTAACTTCCAATATGACTTACTTGGTTGGTTGCATAAAGCGCACTTATCGGCTCTGCCCTAACGTGCTTACCCCTGGTTGCCGTCACCTCAACTATCTTTATTTGTGGCCTTACTGTTTTAATTGTGTGGCGCACCATGTCACCACCTTGGTTACGCTCAACCACAATAGCATCAGCCTCATACTTGTCATAAGTTGCAACGGCTCTTTCTGCCCATTGTTGTGGACTGCCTCTCATTGATACATCGTCTATAATGTAGCCTCTGTTGTCCTCGCCTATGCCACCACAGATAATACCATGCTCGTCACTTTGATCTGTATTACTAATGGCTGGGTCAACACTTACAAGAATACGCCTCAACATTGGAATATCGTGTTGCCTGTTTTCGTGTAAGTTTGCCATGTTAAAAATAGCACCAACCGCTTGTGGTGCATACTCACCTAACCATATATGAGCAAATCTATCGGGGTTGTTTTCACGATCTATTTCCATTTCTTCCAGCATCTCATCTGGCAAGAAATCGTTATCTTCATAGGTTACTTTGCGGATGATTGCGTTATCTGGTGGCGTTAAGCCCCTAAAGAATTTGTCTACAGGGTCAGAGGCGTGGTGAGGATTCCAGCTAAACCATAGCTCTGAGCTTGGCGCACGAATAGTCGGGCGTATTAACTCTAATGATCTAGCACTAAACACATTAGCCTCCTCAACCCAACAGACGCTGTAATTCTCATACGATTTAATACTTTCGCTATTTTGTTGGTTCATGCCAGCAAAACTTATTACACCGCCACCTGGTGTTCCTATTTCGTCATGCTTGATATTAAATTGAGAACCATAGCCCATAACATTAATTTTATCCTCCAGTAATCGTTTAGCACTTTCCTTAAGTGACTTTTGCACCTCACGAACACATAGCCCACGAAAGCCAAAGTTCATAGCTGCGTTAGCAATCATGCACTCTGCAAAAAAATGAGACTTCGCACTAGCCCTGCCCCCATACAACGCTTTGTAACGACTTGGCACAAAGAAGTCATCAAAGACGCTAGATGCTGCCCCTACTGCGTAAGCTTCTTGCCCCATAACAATATCGGTCCTCCGTCTTGTCCACTATGCTCAACCTTAGTCACACCATCCAAACCATACATCTTGGCTATCTTTTCCGTAGCTGCCACGCTTACGTTTAGCTGAGGATGCTCTAAAGATCGTGCTGTTTCCCTGTCACGCTCATACTCTTGGCGTATTGCATCTCTCGTTATTTCACACTTGTCTGCGTGTTTCTGCATTTCTTTTTTAACCACTAGCCTAACCTTATCTTTACTTAACAACCGAGAGGCTTGATTTTCTGCTGTTGCTGGTGAGTAACCCACACGAATAGCTGCCTGTTTTCCATTCCTGTCTATCAAGTATTCTTTAATAAAAGCCTTTTGTTTTGATGTTAGCTTATCTTTCATCTTTTAAATGTAACCACCACCATACATTGTTCCAAACAACGAACTTTTTATTGGTGGCGCATTATCTCGCATTTGCTCTTGTTCGTTTTGGCTTTGTAACAAACCAGCAGCAACTTTGCCTTCTGCGCCTGTCTGGCCAAGCATTACACCTTTGCTGATGCCAGCCTTCATCTCTGGTGTAATCTTCATTGACCAGACTGTTTTAGCAGTAAACAAGCTGCCTACACCTAACGGCTCAAGCTTGCTTTTTTGCGCTTTTGCACCATACTTCTTGCCAAACTTGTTTGCGGATTTGACCAGCATCTTGTCGTAAAATTCCTTCATGCCTTCACCACCAATTTGTAGATTTTCGCCAATTAGTGAGCGCAAGCCTGCTTTCGGCTTTTGTGACATCAGTCGGTCTGCTGCTTCCTTGCCAATCAGCTCTGGCAAATCCTCTGGCGTGACCCCTGTACGCTGTATTACTGGCTCACCATCAAGCCCATATGCTTTAAAATTACTACCGCTTAAATGAATTTCACTAAGTTGCTTGCTTAAATCATATCGCTCTGCCTGTACCTTGCCAGGTGTCCACGCTATGCGGTCATGCCCACTGTCAACAGCTTCCTTAACCATGCGCTGTAATGTCAGGCCAGCCCATTTATCTGTGCGTTTGTATGGTGCGTCTGGGACGTTGGAAATCGTTGATGTTATTTGACTGTCAACATCCGCTAACAGTGATTTTGTTTCAGCATCAAACTTTGCTTTTTGTTGGCTTAATTTGCTAAACTCAGCTTCCTTTACTTCAGATATTTGGCTGGCATCTGGGTAAGCCAACTCTCGTTCTCTGCTAAGTTCTTCATACCTATCAAACCAATCAGGCGCATCAGCGTCACGTTGTTCTAATATCTTTTTTCTTTGTGCTTTTAGGGCTTCAAGTTTTGCTTTGTTTTCTGGCGTTTTATACCCCACATCACGCCCTTTCTGATGCCAGTCGCTTTGTATCTCTTCAATAAACAGCGTCTTGTCACCATCAATGGTGCGTGTGTTGTATCGTGCATGGGCTAGGACATTGGGTTGATTAAAGTGACCGCTGCGAAACTCACTAGCTATATCTGGAACCATACCACTACTGTCAACGCTAACAGCAGCACCTTGGTTGTTCATAGCATACCCACGCTCTAACTCTTTTTGTGTTGCTCTACGTTTTGCTTTAGTTGGCAACGTCAGCAGCATCTCTCTGTAATTTTCACCGCCTGGTAGCTGCCATTGTGAGTGCACTGTGGGAACAGGCAGCGCACCTAAACTCTCTAAATCTAACTTTTCTGCTCTTGTCTGTAGAAATTCGTTTTCTCTAAAAAGACTTTCAGCAAGTTCATTGTTGCCTCGTCTTTGTGCTATCTGTGCTGCCTTCATTTTTTCTTCTGCCAAAGCATATAGTGACTGTGTTGTGCTTTTGTCACGAATGTTCATCAGTTTAATCATTTCGTCATATTTAGCTTCGCCAAAACTAGGTGTATCAATTGCGTGTTCCGTAAGGTTGGCATATTCGTTTTCAAGTGCTGCTAATCGCTTCTTATCATATGTATATGAAGGTGGCGCACCAAGAACCACATCCTGTATATCAAGCGGATTAGCCCTTGCCTGATTGAGCAAGCCTGTCTTGGTTACATCGCCACCTTGTGCTAGCAAGCCAGGGATACCAGAATACTCAAGCTCATCAGCACCAACCTGCTGTTTGCTCAACCAGCCACTAAACTGCTCTGCGCTCATTTTTTCCTGTGGCATATTTTCCAGCGTAGGTATCAAACGTGATGCATACGCACTGCCAACCTTGGGGACTGCACCTGTCGCTGCGCCTAAAATACCCAGCCCTGCCTTGCCACCCAGACCTGTACTACCTGGCATAGTCAATGACATCATCCGCAAAGGGTCAGGCACTTTATTACCCTGTGCATCAAAACCAGATATTATTGCCTCCATATCGGCAGCTAATGGAACAAATGAGCGTTCCATAAAGGTTTTATTCGGATCAGGCGTGTAGGTAAACGCATCTAGTATGCCCCTGCCAAAGTCTTTAAATGGTGTGCTTTTTGGTACAGGGTATGCACTAGGAAAACCAGTATTGCGCCTGTAACTTGGCCTCATTGGTAACAAACCGCCACTTGCGTTTACTGGCAATCTTTTGTTCTTCAATATCATGCTACATAATACCCAATTCTGACATCGCTTAATTGCCCATGTGCCTCATATCGTTTCATGTCGCTATGTAAGTTAGGCAAAAATTTCATGTCCTTTTCTTTATCGCCTTTCCATGCTGGTATTATCTTAGTGCCAACTTCATAGTCCCAGCCGACATCATTACCGCTACGCAGATGCACCTCTATGATCTTATCGTTAATTGTTTCAACATTCAAATATTTTTCTGTTGTGACGTTATGTAGCCAATTAGGCAGTTCAATATCTGGCTTGGTTATTTCCCACTCAATAAATTTTGTTAAATTGTCTGTGCTTTCGTGCTTGCCAACCATAGCATGAAAAGCCACCCACTCGTTGCCCTCTTTAATAAAGTCAACGCTTTGGTGCTTGCCCCTAAACCACTCACACCAGA